TCTTCATTGGGCCATCATATTGTCTGATGTCAGATGTTTCAATAATGTAACAACAATCATCAATCTTTTCTTGAATGTATTTGTTCGCATTCAAAATAATTTCTTGAAGGTGGTGTGGACCCACCTTAACTGAAACCTCCTCCAAACCTTGGGTGTCGGTGAGTTTGTCATCAATCAATAAATATTGAGCTTCTTTTTTGTGACCTGAAAATCCAAACCTCTCTACAAAGCCCTCCTTCTGGGTCATAATTATCAAGACTACCAGGATGAGACCAAGAAAAACGAGATTATTCATTTACTATTATGCGTTATTTTTTTTTACAAATAAAAAATTAATTAATACAAGAGATGTCTTGTGTACTTGTATTCAGTCCCAAGTGTAACCACTGTAATGATCTTATTGCATATTTAGATAAACATCCACAATTTAATGGAATGATTAAATTTCACAACATTAATACTCAGGGTATACCTGCATCATTAAAAAGTTATGTTAAATCCGTTCCAACTATGCTTACAAAAAACGGTAAAGTATTGACAGGTAAGGAAATTGAAAATTATTTACAATCTTTACTACCAAACAAAGAACTATCAAATTATAATTTTTCAGGTGGGGGGTTAGGAAACTTTTCATCAATTGATGGTGATGATATTTCAGACATTGGTTTTGATATAAATAACTATGGACAATCACTACAACCAGCAATGACATCAAAGTTAGAAGCTCTCATATCAAGAGATGTTAAGGAAGCATACTCAGACGCTGACCCATCAAAACAATTAAAGATTTAAAGTTATTTTTTACTAGATGAATCTTACAACTATACAAGCGTCAGCAATAAAGTCATGCTTTGAGGTGTTGTCAGGAATTCTGAATGATGTTAATATATATTTTAAACCCGAGGGTGTTTTTGTCACTACTTTAGATACTGCGAGAACATCTCTCATTGATTTGAGACTTTCGGCAGAAAATTTTGAAGAATATGAATGCAAAGACCCAATCGTCGCTGGTGTGAATATTTCAAATACTTTTAAACTTTTAAAGTCTATTACAAATAATGATATTTTGAAACTTTCTATATATTCAAAAGAATTTATGAATATAGAAATTGTCAGTGAAAATAAAAAAACAAAAACTAAATTTGAATTGAAACTATTGGATATTAATGAAAACATATATGAAGTTCCAGAAATACCAATGACTGTCACCACATCCATCTCATCCGTTGACTTTCAAAGAATATGTAGGGATATGAGCAATATAGGAACTGATATACGTATAAGAAGAGTTGGAAATACTATGTCCCTAGCGTGTTCAGGTGACTTTGCAAACCAAGAAACATCCATTGAATGCATAGAAAAAGTAGAGAAAGAACTATGCGGTGAATATTCATTGAGATATTTGAATATATTCACAAAAGCCACAAGTATGTGTGCGATGTTACAATTAATGCAGGAAGAGGGAAATAGGTTTTTGGTTCTTAAATATAGTATTGCAAACCTAGGTGAACTAAGATTCTACTTGGCTACTAAGTCAACGGAATGATCAGTTTTAAATGCCTTTGTATTTCTCATCGCATCAGAAATAACTAAATAAGGATACTCCTTCTTCATTGTCTCTTCATCATAGGAAAATATATCCTGGATAAGAATAGCTTTTCCGTAAAAGTTACTCTTAGGACCAGCATACCTCTTGATTTTTTCTGTGACATCTCTCGCAGTGTCACATTCTTGGTTTATCAAGGAGGCACGAACAATTGGAAGAAAAATACCACTTGAGGGATCCTCCGGTGGCCAACATTGAGATATACCACGGGTTACATATTTGTAAACCTTGTTGTTATAATAATATTTTGTGCAAATCATACAATTTTTTACATTTGAGGGAACAGGAACATTTGATATATCCTTGTTTGTTATGTCAACATAATGACTCGTGTTATAATAAGACCAATATTGAGATTCATTTTGCCAGAAATCACTTGATATAAAATATTGTTCAGAATCTGGATCAGTTTCGTATGTTAGAGAACGATAGATAATTTCATAATTTTTGTGTTTGAAAAGACGACTATATATTTCATAGGCTTTTAAGATAACGGGGGTTAAAAGTTTGATAGACATTACTAAATAATGGAAGGTAATTTTTTAAGTAGATACAATAACAAATTAGAAGATTTTGAAAAAAAGATTTTACATGACCCTTCAAATAAAATAATATATGAATCAGAAATGGCAGATTATATAATAAAGTGTATGCCTTATATGTCTAGACACGCAGAAGAACAAGATGAAACTGTTTCTAGGGATAATGTTTTTAATTGTAAAGAAACAAAAGGTCTAGAGAGAAAAGATATTTATTTAGATTACCTCGCAGATGTTGAAAATATGAATGTAGACAGGAACACATCAAAAAAAGTTGAAGATTGTGAAGACTGTAAAACGGCAAATCTTTTGTACTTTGCAGAAACAACAGATGTTGTATGCGGAGACTGTGGTAAAGTTGTTGATATTATGTTAAGTGAAGAACTCACATATAGAGAAGAACAAGAATCAACCGAAAAAATAATTAATTATTCATACAAAAGAGAAAATCATTTTAATGAATGGTTGTCTCAATTCCAAGCTCAAGAAATGACAAACATACCTCCCGAAGTCATTGACAATTTGAGAATAGAATTGAAAAAATTAAAAATTAAAAAATTAGAAGATATTACACATGCTAAAATAAGAGGTCTTCTAAAAAAATTAAAATTAAATAAATATTATGAACATGTTCCATATATAACAAATATTCTAAATGGTATAAATGCACCAAATATGCCACAAGAATTAGAAGAGAGGTTGAGAATAATGTTCAAAGATATTCAAGGACCATTTGAAAAAAATTGTCCACCCGAAAGAAAAAATTTTCTTTCATACTCATATGTTTTATATAAATTTTGTGAACTCTTGGGGGAAGACGAATATCTACAATATTTTCCATTGTTAAAATCAAAAGAAAAATTATACAACCAAGATGTCTTGTTTAGAAAAATATGTGAAGAGTTAAAGTGGGAATTTATTCCAACAATTTAAAGATTAGCTTAGATTATAGTGTAATGAATAAATACTTGTACGTGTGCAGAGCATCCCTGTATCATTTTAGGAAAGGTTTTGAAACATTGTTCGAAGGTTTCAAAGACCCAGATAAATTCCAAAAAGAAGACAGAGAACAAACTGAACTAATGGCTAAATTATTTCCAGTAATGGTCTATTTATCGATGAATCACAAACCATATGGATGAGTGTGAACCCAAACATTACAGATCCATTTCTCACCTTTTTTTACAGGTGTACCACCATGTAAAGCTTTTGATGTAACAAGTCCATAATTGTCCAAATTATTAAACCTTAATACATCACCAGCTTGTAATTTATATTTTTTATCCAAATTTGGAAAATCAGTTTCACCTCCCTCATAGTCATCATTCAACGCTATGAGGAAAGTGTGTTTTCTATTATTTTTGTAATCTAATTCTCCTCGTTCAAAAGCATCATTGTGGGGAATATAAAATCCACCGGGTTTATATCGCACTACTTGAAGACTTTCACAGTTAGACAATGGTCTGTCACAATTTTTCAAACAACGACGCATGACACGCTCAACAATTGGATCATCTTTGTGACTCAAAAAGGCAGTTTCACTTACTCTAATTTTTTCGTCAATTCTTATGTTTTTATGATTAGATACAGTTGAAGACTTTAATCTAGTTCTAGCCTTTTCAATAATGTGTCGTCTTTCTTCTTCTGTAATCAATCCATGATACACCTTAGGTTTTCTATATGTGGGAAGTAATAACAATATAAAAATTATTAACACAATTACAAAAATTGTAGTTCGCATTTTAACATTACAAAATATTATTTTCTAATCGACCAATCCTCTGTAAAATAAGGAACAACACAGTTGTATCTCTTACTAATATTATACAACTCCCTAGATGTATAACCAACCAACTTAGCCAATAATTCGTATATCTCATCGAATTTATTTTTATCAATAACAAATTGTCTTAACAAATCACCAGTTGTATCTATAAACATTCTCAAAACATTGTGAATATCTCTCTTCTTTTCATGAGATTTTTCTCGTCGTTGGATTTTCTTTTTATAATCAGTCTCTGATAATTCACCCAACATATAAGAAACTCTTAAATCCCTATTATTCTCTTCTTCCAAGTTATAATAATATCTGAGTTCTATTCTTTCAATATGAATTATTGTTCTATGAATTGTTATAATTCTTTTTTGTGGGAAATTTAATGTTTGTCTCTCAATCAAATATCTATGAGAAATTCCCAAAGCACCACATATTTCATATACATCTGGAACTCCTCCACATGGTATATCACCGTGCTCTCTTCCGCTAATACCAGATTTCATCCTAAATTCATAATAATGGGGGTTATGTATTCTACCTGTATCAATTCTAAGAGTTTGCCAGTCAAACGCAGTATGACATGAGGGACACCACATCTGACGACACCCCTCTATAAATGTAATCATTGTTCCACAAGAAGGACAACCTTTTGTATCTTTCTTCAAAAGTTCCATTGTTTTAACAGCCTCTGGATTACACTCATGATTTTCATCCTTTTTTTCGTTGCACTTGTTACAAATAGTTGAATCACAAACACCACATTTCCATTTAGTGCTTAAAAAACCACGGCATTCATCAATAGGACATTTTCTAACAAATTTCCTGCGCTCACCATCTTCTTCTAATGGAACACTTGTATTCCTAACAATATTTACATTGTCCATGAGAATGGCTCGCTTTTGATACAAAGTATTTATTTCCTTTGTCATATGATTTATTTTTGATTCCAATCTCCGGGCTTTTATTTCCCTAGAAACATATTCTTGGGTTGCCGGCATTAATATTTTTTCTCTTTCTAACAATATCTTTTCACGATGCTTTCTATAAAGACCATTACAAAAAC